CCGGACGGACGGACGGACGGACTGCCCAGATGTAACATAAATATCACACATATAATTAAAATTAAATTAAAATAAAAAATATTTTGCAAGGCTATTGACTTTACTGTCCATTAGCGTATAACTGACATATAAACAATTAACAACATAGGAAAGAAAGACGATAAACATGAAAGACAACGTAATAAGAATAGGATTAGTATACATCGACATGGATGGTGTTTTGGCCAACTTTTTCAAGGCTTTAGCCAGACTATATGGCCTACAGCATTGGAAAGATATTCCCTCAAGTGAAGACACAGTAAAGAGATTATCTGGCACAGATTTTTTCTACACACTAGAACCATTTGAAACCACCAAACAACTCTTATGGGACGTACACAAAATGACCAAAGGCGAATGGGCGATACTGAGTACACCTCTAAGAGGGGACGAACAGAATAGCAGTTATTGGAAGAATAGATGGCTGGACAAAATACTAGACGATAAAGACTTAATAGGAGTATACCCAAAGAGTAGACACTACTCACATCATAAGTTCTTATACGCAAAAAATGCCTACCAGCAACCGAATCTTCTGGTGGACGATAGACCACACAACCTCACAAAGTTCATTGAGCAAGGTGGCATAGGTATCCGATACCAAGCAGATGAGTCAAGCTACAACAAATTAATCACTAAACTAGAAAAGGAGTTATCATGATATTAAATAGAAAAATAGTGAAAGACCTACGAGAAACCTTACAAAGTCACTTACTTAAAAATATGGATGATTTTGAAATTACTGTAGGCAATGCAAGTTTTTCCGACACAGAAGTTACCTACAAGCTGAATCTTAGGTTGAAAGGTGCAGAATCCAGAGAGCAAAGCGATTTAAGAATATTTGCAGAGATGGACGGAGTTGACACCACAAAAATAGCTGACGTTTATGGTATCAAATATAGCCTTGTAGGATATAAGAGAAAAGGTAGAGTCAGACCATACATAGTTAAGAATCTGGACAACAATAAAGACTACGTGTTCACTACAGATATGGCAAAGAAGTTTTTTGGAAAAGGAGAAGTAGCATGAGAGCAATTTTAATTGACCCATTTGCCAGAGAAATCACAGAAGTTGATTACGATGGCGATTATAAAAAAATATATGACCTCATTGACTGTAAGACATTTGATGTGGTCAACGTCCCAAGTGGTAACGATGGCATCTATGTCGATGACGAGGGATTGTACGCACCAAAACAGGCATGGTTTACCTACCGATTCAATGCCCACCCAATGCACCAGAACATACCATTAGTAAACAAAGCATTGGTTGTGGGTTGCGATGAAGAGGGCAACTCGACAGAAACGACAGATACTGTCAATGCTATCAAAGGCCGAATAACTTGGGGAGTGGTACAATAGTGGGTACATATTACGAAATAGGGTTGACGATTGATGGTAAATCTGGAGTGTTACATGTTGACAATAGTTTTACAAAAATTCATGATTCAACGTCAGCCCTCAAGTGGGTTATTGAAACAATACTTGACACAGACCCACACGCAGATATAGAACTTGATTTTATAAAAGAATATAAACCGACATTACATTAAGGGAGTTTTATTATGAATAGATTTATTATAGATTATGACGTTGTGAGCATCGCACAGGGACTATGTGACCAACATATCGTAAAGATGCCATTGGAAGAAGCACAGATGCTCTGTACAGCTTTATGGCATCACGCACCAGAGTACGCAGAGGAGAATGATTTGTATAAGCCTGTTCATCAAAAGCATCCTTGCACTCTCTGGGCGATGCACAGTAAAAGTAATTATGCATTTGCTCATAGCCTTTATTGTGCCATGCTGAAAGAATATACCTACCGATATGACAAGGTGCATGGTGCAAGTAAACATATGGACGCTTTATTTTTTGGTGCTAATTATTTACCAGAACTAGGCATGACTACCCACCCACAATGTTTCTCAGGCCATGACGATCTAAAAACAGACGAGTATTATCCAGTTCGTGCCTATCGCAAGTTCTACTATGTGGACAAGATGAAGTTTGCCAGATATAACAAGGGCAGATATATGCCAGAGTGGTTAAGTGAAATGAGGATTGACAATGCCGAAAACGTACTATAAAAAAGTGAAACCAGCCAAGCCACGCAATCCAGTTTTCACAAACATGGTGCAAAGAAAAACCATGTCGATAAACGACAAGCGTGAAAAGGTTGCAAGACGTAGACACGAACACGAGATGTTTCAAGCTAAACTTTTGAGAAAGGAGTTGAAAGATGCAGATTAGTAAAATTTATTTTGACTTGGTAGATTTAAAAGCTACTATTGATGCCCATAAGCTGAGAGATATTAAGCGTGTGCATGATGGTACAGATAATGAGGATACCATTGGAGATTTAATTGATGATTTGTTAGAGGAGATAGGTAATGTATAAATCAAGATATTATAAGACAGTTGCAAGTTTCTTTGATGGTTTCTCTGGCACTATGATTGCTTTGGACAAGCTAGGAGTGATACCAGACGAGTACCATGCTTTTGAGATTGACCCTTTTTCAAGTGCAGTAAGTCGGTATAATTATCCTAACATTATTCGTCATGGTGATGCACGAAATTGGGAAGTTCTCAAAGGTAAAAAGATTGACCTCTTGGTCGCAGGGTTTCCTTGCCAGAGTTATTCGGTTGCAGGGTTGCAGAAGTTCCAAGATGACCCAAGGGATATGTCTAAGGTATTGCTTGATGCTATCAAAGAATTAGATGTAGACAAGATATTGATTGAGAATGTTGCATCAATGCCAAAGGTTTGGAAAGATTATTTTACTGAGATGTTTCAAAGTATATTCCCAGACGTAGTATGTCACGAGGTAAACAGTTCGGTAAAGTCTGGTCAATCTCGTAGGAGATTATATTGGACAAACATTGACTTTGATGTCATGGAACTTATTTCCGATAGTGGGATAGTTATGAATGATATTCTTGAAGATGGTGCGATGGCAGATAGAGATAAATCACATTGTCTAGATGCTAATTACTTCAAGGGTGGTAATCTTAGACACTACTATGAGAAAGCTAGACGGCAAGTGGTGTATGTTCGTGGGGAAAAGATTGCTCTTAGGTTCAAAGGCTGTAAGCAAGTCGGAGAAGCCGATCTAAAAGGGTTTGATATTATTCGTAGGGTTTACAGTAGGTATGGCAAAGCACCCTCTCTGACAACGATGCAAGGTGGTCACAGAGAGCCAAAGGTTGCTTGTGGGGAGATGTATTGGAGAGCCTTGACACCTCTTGAATGTGAGAGGTTGCAAACTGTACCAGATAAATATACTGAGTATGGCACATTCTTAGATGACAGATGGGCAGACTCCCCAGAAGATGTTAAGTCAATTAGTAAATCACAGAGATATAAGATGCTGGGGAATGGTTTCACAGTAGATGTTATATCCACAATTTTGAAAGGAGCTAAAAGATGACAATTAAGGATTTAATAAATACTTTATCAGAGTATCCACTTGATACCAGATTAGACTTTGTTTTGTTGGACAAGGAAGATTGGGAAGATTCTTGCAAAGACATTACTTTAAACATAAAAGGTATTGTGGGAACTGGTGAAACAGATGTTAAATATGTAGAAGTAGGAGTTGAAAGATGACAACTAAACTTATACAGTATGCAGTAGTGTTTGAGCCATTTGAAGAAGAGGGTTTAACCTACGTCAAGCAAGGGTGTGGTGCTATGTGGACAGATCAAAGTCCAGTTAAGGTGTTCGACACTCATGAGGAAGCACAGAAAGAAGCAGACAAGTGGAACACAGGACAGGTGGTGCAGTATGGATAACGATGATGTAAAACAACAAGCCTTAGAACAGGCACAGCAAGCCTATGGACTATTTATATGGTTTGTGAAGTGGTTCAGTTACATTATGATATTTATGATCGTGCTAATGTTTATGAATAACTGGTTTGATGATGGAACTGGTAGCCGATTCATGCCAGATGAAATATATGAAGATCAGTATGACCCACAAGGATTAAACAAAAAGAAAGGAATATAGCTATGAAAAAAGATTGGTTTGATGAACACATAATTATAGATTTTGGTGACAGCGAAGAAAATAAAAAGAAAGCTGACGAGCTAAAAGATAAATTAAAAGAAAAACTAGAAGAGGAGTTTAAAGATGAAAGCGTATCATAATAAAGGATTCGGAATGGCTTTCTTTGTAGTGTTCTTGTTACTCGTACCTCTGCCCATACTATCACTGTGGGCAGTGGACGGACAAGATTGGGTAGATAGATTTACAACAAAGTATTTCTCGCCTTGGCAGTCTGAATGTTGGGAAACAGCCAAGCATGAACGAGTCTGCAAGGGGGACAATCAATGCAAGTGGTTTAGGAACTTCTGCCATGACTGAGGGACAAGTATTATTGTTAACAATAGCTTTTGTCATAATCATAACTTTATTGACTAATGCAGTCGTAGGAATATTCATATGAGTAAGTACAACAAGCATAAGAAAACCAGACGAGAGATACTAACTGATTTATTTGTGGCTCTCATATGTATAATAATAATAGGGGGGATGCTTGTGTATGCCCATTTTGATATAATGAGGATAGTAGGATGATAGCTGAAGCATTAATGTGCATGGCACTAAATATATATCACGAAGCAAGAAATCAATCTATGGTTGGGCAAGTTGCCGTAGGCGAAGTCGTGATGAATAGAGTAGAAGATAGTCGCTTTCCAGATACGATATGTGAAGTAGTGAAGCAAGCTGTAACTTACAAGAATACAGATAAACCTGTACTGCACAAGTGTCAATTTAGTTGGTACTGCGATGGGCAAAAAGACGAACCAGACTTTGATAGTTTTGCATGGCGAGAAGCAAAATATCATGCACACATTGTGATGTCTGGTAAGATTATAATAGATGTCACACAAGGTGCAACGCACTATCACGCTACATATGTAAAACCAGATTGGGCGAGGACAAAAAAGAGAACAACAAAAATTGACAAACATATATTTTACAGATGGGAAAGGTAGGTTTTTTATGCGATATGTACAAAAAAGAGTGTTGGGTGACGGAAAAGCACACTACAGATTCAATCCACCACAGTATTTAGTGGACGAGGGAATCGTAGCACGAACAGAACTAGGGACGGACGTTCCAAATGTCAAATTATTGGCAACGAATCTCAACAAAAAGATAGACGAATATAGAACAAATAAGAAACAAATACAGAACATAAAAAGAACAAGCACTCTGTCTGATTTAATTGACAGTTACTTTTTGTCTAACGATTTCAATATGTTACGAGATAGTTCTAAACACGACTATAGGTATTTTTTAGAAGTTTTGCGAGGGACTTCTGGCTCAAAAAAGTTTATGGCCATCACAAGCAGAGATGCAAAGGTATCTTACGAGAGGTGGGTAAACAGAGGAGTGACTTTGGCAAATCATGTATGCTCTTGTGCATCAATCGTGTTCAATTATGCCATCAGCATGGAATATACCACGTTCAATCCCTATAAAACTGTCAAACGTAGGCTTCCTAAGAAAAGAAAAGTGGTTTGGTCACAAGAAGATGTCAAAAAAATGCTTGACTTTTGCTATAGTGACTTCAAATACCGAAGTATTGGCCTTATAGTGCAGATGGCCTACGAATGGTGTCAAAGAATTGGCGATATGCGAGTTTTGAAGTGGGAGAATGTGGACTTACCCAGAGGTCATCTATATTTAGAGCAAAGTAAACGTAGGTCGGTGGTGTTTTTACCAATATCAGACGGACTGACTGCCATGCTGAAAGAACAGAAAGAAGATTTTGGCTTTCAACCCTACGTGTGTCCCAAAATAAAGCCTGTACAGGGCGAATACAAGCCTTATGGTATGTATGAAGTCGGAATGTTGGCAAGGCGAGTCATGAGAAGAATAGGACTGTCTGACGAACTACGACTTATGGACTTACGGAGGACAGGCGTGACCGAAATGGTTGATGCTGGTGTAGATATAAGCCAGATTATGTCCGTTACAGGCCATACAAATATAGGTTCAGTACAGCCGTACATAAAAAATACATTCACAAGTGCAAATAATGCTTTGACAGCTAGAACGAATCATGTTAAAAGCATTTTAAATGCCGACACGGAGAGTGATACATTATGATAAATGATATATACAGTTTAGTGTTAGGACTAGAGTTACGTAACGGAGAAACTAAGCGTATGGACTGTCCTAACTGTAAAGGGTACAAAACTTTTACGGCCACCAACAATATGGGTAGTCTTGTATGGAATTGTTATAAAGTGTCTTGCTCTGTGTCTGGTGGTGTTCGTGTTCAACTGACATCGGAAGACATCAAAAGGTCTTTGGGTTTCGCTGTAGAGGAGTTGGACAATGCTGATTTTACCATGCCAGAGTACGTTGTGCCTTACAACGGACAGCCAGAGATGATTAGATTTGTTGAGAGGTTTGGCCTGTCTGCACAGGATTTAGAGTATGATGTAAAAGATAATCGTGCTGTCTTTCCTATATTCAAAGATGGCTATGTTGTTGATGCAGTGGGTAGAAGTTTAAGAAATAGCTTGCCTAAATGGAAAAAGTATGGTAAGAGTGGGTTGCCGTTTTCTTATGGGTTAGGGAAAGTGGCAGTCGTTGTCGAGGACTGCATTAGTGCTAGTGTAGTTGGGAGAGATGAATTTGTGGGTGTTGCTGTGTTGGGTACATCTCTTTCCGAATCACACAAAAAGTATCTATCGCAGTTCTCGACTGTAGTAGTGGCACTTGACCCAGATGCCTTGCCAAAAACTGTAGCGTTCAGTAAAGAGTTAAGAGGACATGTGAATGATGTAAAGGTTTTACGTTTGACAGATGACTTGAAGTATCGTAATGAAACAGACATAAACAATTTAAAAAGAATAGGAGACACAGCATGGAATTAAGTTTAGTCAGAAGTCTAATGGATAGAACCTTTTACGATGAACACAGAGGTGCTAGATGTCCAGACAGATTATTTAGCAAAGATGTACGAAAGATAAAAGGTGCGATTGACAAAGCAATGTACAACTACGAAAGAAGCGTCACACCAGACGAGATTGAAGCGTTGTTCATGGCCAACAATCCTACACTAACAACTGCACAGAAAGGTGCATATGGAGATTTATTCAAACGGATTAAGAAAGAGAATCCTTTGGGTAATGATGTGGCACAGGAAGTCTTATCAAAGTTATTCCAACAAGTTGTGGGAGAAGATATTGCCAATCTAGGATTTGATTATGTAAATGGTTCGCAGACGAGCCTTGAGCCTTTACGCAATATCCTTGAGAGTTACGGTGATGACTTCACACCCAACCTTAACGTAGAGTGGGATGACATGGATGTAGACACTTTGCTACAGAAAAACGATATGGAAGCCAGATGGTCTTTCAATATACCGTCCCTTACTAGGGTCGTTGAGGGTGTCAACGATGGACACCTCATTGAAGTGGGTGCTAGACCCAATACAGGTAAAACGTCTTTTCATGCGAGTTTGATTGCTGGAGTAAATGGTTTTGCAAGGCAAGGTGCTAAGTGTGTCGTGCTTTGCAATGAAGAGGGCAGTCACCGTGTGGGTCTACGCTACCTCACTTCTGCTACTGGTATGGACAAGTACCAGATAAAAGAGAATCCTAGTAAAGCGAAGGAGTTGTATGCACCGATACAGAGGAACGTTAAGCTACGTGACGCTACTGGCAAGGACATGTCTTGGGTTGAGAGTGTGTGCAAGTCTTATTCACCAGATGTCGTTGTGTTAGATATGGGTGACAAGTTTGCTAAGACACAAGGCTTTGCACGACAGGACGAAGCGTTGAAAGCAAACGCTGTCCATGCTCGTATGATTGCCAAACAACATAAGTGTGCCATATTCTATATGTCGCAGTTGTCTGCCGAAGCAGAGGGTAAGGTTGTACTGAACCAAGCCATGATGGAAGGTAGTCGTACAGGAAAGGCGGCCGAAGCCGATTTAATGATTTTAATTGCAAAAGATGCACCTGTAAACAACAAGAGTGGTAACGATGATGGTGGTGAAGAAAGCACATTGCGACATATCAATGTGGTTAAAAATAAATTATCTGGATGGCATGGCCGTATTGTTTGTGATTTAGACTACAAGACAGCTAGGTACACGGCATGATGAATTTAGGTTTAGATAAATTTACTAAAAAAGACTTGCCTAACTTAGAGTCTAAACTTACAATAGCCAAGTTTAATTTAGCTAAATGTGACGAAGATAATTATCATAAAGACATTTATTCAAATCATTATGAGAGAGATGTTAGAAGAATAGAAAAATTAATATCCTTGATACATGAAGATTTAGAAATAGAAGATTATAAATCTGGTCTTGTTTTAATAGATAAAAAATTTGTTGTATCCTTAATAGACAATAACTGGAGAGTTTTAAATAAAAATACGTGGTATAAACACAGAGATATTAAGCATTTTGTGAGCAACTATATAAGAAAGGACACAGCATGACAAGATTTGGTGGTAAATTTTCAAATAAATTATTTGGCGAAGTAAAATTAGAAAGAAAAAAGTTTGATGGTACTTGTAGATATTGTGGCACTACTCTTGTATTAGATGATAACTGGAACGACTACTCAAAGAGAAACGGACATAAGCTATGTGCTTCTTGTAAAAACAAAGAGAACTCTGGCAGAATGTTTGTTAATGGTAAGTATGTATCTGTTCATCACCCTCTTTATAAGGCAGGACACTATAAATCTTTTAATGATGCCGCATTTTCTTCTTTGAAAAACTACGATAAATGTAAATCTGGTTATGTGTATGTGGTGTCCAATCCTGCTTGGGAAGGATGGTATAAAATAGGTAAGGCTGTTGATGCAGAGGACAGATGTAAAGGATATCAAACATCTAGTCCTTTCAGAGATTACATATTAAAATATCATAAAAAATTTAATGACAGAAATAAAGCAGAAAAAATAGCACATAGAAAAACACGTAAATTAGCTATTGAAAATAATGCAGAATGGTTTAAGTTATCATTAGACAATATAATTAACATAATAGATGGGATAAAAAATGAAGTTAGTGCTTGACATAGAAAATACAGTTACGAAAAGAAATGGCCGTACACACCTAGACCCTTTTGAGAAAAACAATTCTCTTGTTATGGTGGGTATGAAAGCAGACTTTGGCGAAACAATAATTACATTTGACCATAGTGAAAAAGAGCCTACAGAAAATGGTAGGGACATTGTACAGGCAACGTTGGACAAGACCACAGTTCTTGTGTGCCACAATGTTGCACACGATCTTGTTTGGTTGTGGGAGTCTGGATTTAAATACAACGGTATTGTTTTTGATACAATGTTGGGTGACTATGTTCTGCAGAGAGGACAGAAGAAACCTCTGTCATTGGAGATGTGTGCAGAGAGGTACAAGCTGGACACAAAGAAGCAAGACACATTAAAAGAATATTTTAAGAAAGATTATTCTGTACGTGACATACCTCATGCAGAACTATCTGAATATTTACTAGCCGACTTACGTGCTACAGATCAACTAGCCGACAAGCTTTTTCAAAGATTATCTGGGGACGATGCTGGCCTAATGAACACGGTGAGTCTTACAAACATGGTGGCTGTCTGCTTGTGTAAGATATACAGGGATGGATTCTCTGTGAACTACGTTGAGTTAGAAGAGGTGAAACAAGAGTTTGAAGCAGAGAAGAAAGCGTTGATACAAGACCTAAACACACAAGTAAGAGAACTCATGGGTGATGTTCCTATTAATCTTAATAGTCCAGAGCAACTATCATGGGTCATATATAGCCGTAAGCCAAAGGACAAGAACGATTGGTCTAGTTGTTTCCACAATAGAATGGATCACGAATCTTTCAGTAAAAAAATACGATCAAAGGCTGAAACAATATACAAGAAGAAAGCATTTAGATGTGAAGTTTGTGATGGTAAAGGTTTCATACAGAGAATTAGAAAAGATGGTAAGCCTTACGCTAAGATGTCAAAGTGTTCTGTCTGCGACAGTCAAGGATTTATTTACAAGCAGACCTCAAAAGAGATAGCAGGTTTGAAAAGACAGCCTTGCAACTCAAGATGGGTAAGTCATAGTGGATTCACTATTAACAAAGCAAATATAGAAACATTAGAGAACAAAGCTAGAAGAGAGGGCGATGCTGACGCTGAAAGATTCTTGAAGAACATAAGAAGATTATCTGCTGTGGAAACATACTTGTCCAGCTTTGTAGAGGGCATTGCAGACCACGTTAAGCTTGATGGCAGACTGCATGTACGGTTGTTACAGCATCGTACCTCTACAGGGCGATTTAGTGGAGCAGACCCTAACATGCAAAACATGCCTAGAGGTGGTACATTCCCTGTGAAAAGAGTATTTGTATCTCGTTGGAGTGACAAAGGTGGTGAGATACTGGAGTCCGACTTTGCACAGCTAGAGTTTAGAGTTGCTACGTTTTTGTCCCAAGATAAGACAGCCATGCGAGAGATAGCCAATGGTGTAGATGTTCATGCTTACACAGCTAAAATTATTAGTGAAGCAGGACAGCCTACTACAAGACAGGAAGCTAAAGCACATACGTTTGCACCTTTATATGGTGCGACAGGATATGGCAGAACGACAGCCGAAGCTGAGTACTATGAGCAGTTTACAAGCAAGTATGAGGGTATTGGAGCATGGCACGAGAGCCTTGCGAATGAAGCAATAGAGACATTGAAAATACGCACACCGTCTGGTAGAGAGTTTTC